CAGCACGATAGGGAGCTACTCGTAAAAGCTATTAAGCCATTACAGGAAAAGATTAAAAAGAACTTTGAAACTATCGACGATAAATTTGAGGTTATATGAGGAAAATAGCCAAACGTAGAGCTAAGCAAATAAGGGAGTACGGGAAGGTACGTAAGAAGTACCTAGCTGAGAATCCGATTTGCGCGGTATGCGGAGGCCCAGCGGATCAGATACACCATAAAGCCGGCAGAGAAGAACAGCGATTGCTAGATACGCGCTACTTTTTACCGGTAGACTTTAAATGTCACCGGAGGATAGAGGAAAACCCGGAATGGGCTAAGGAGAAAGGATATACTATAAACCGAACGACGATATGAGCATAAAAAAAACTAGGATTTGTACCTCCTGCGGAGAGGAAAAGCAAGCTAGTTCATTTTACGGTGCTAGGATAGTATGTAAAAAATGCGTATCTAAGGATGCTAAAATAAACTACGCTAAGCGCCAGAAGAGGCATACTTATCCTGAGGACTGCGTAGACCCACGAGAATTTGCATGGTACTATGGGCGCAGGTAGACCAGCTAAATACAACCCGGAATTTAACGAGCTAGTCGAAAAGTTCTGTAAGCTAGGAGCAACGGACGAGCAGATAGGGGAGCTTATCGGAGTAACTAAGCCGACCGTTATAGCTTGGCGTAAAAAATATCCGGAGTTCGCTAGAGCTTGCACTAAAGGTAAGCTATACGCTGACGCTAACGTAGCTGACGCCTTATACCAGAGGGCTATAGGTTACGAACACGAGGATGTAGTAATTACTAACTATAAAGGCGAAATAATTAAAACGCCGGTTATTAAGAAGTACCCACCCGATACCGGTGCAGCGTTTCTCTGGCTTAAGAATCGCCAGCCTGAGCTTTGGCGCCAGCACCCGGACGTAATTAAGCATGAGCATTCGCTGCAGCCTCTTAAGTTAGTTAAGGCTAGCGACTATATCAGAGAGAGAGGAGAGGATGATAATTAATGATGTTTACTACGACTTAATTGATAATAAAGATAGGTTCTTAGTCCTCTTCGGAGGCGCTATGAGTGGTAAAAGCGTATTCTGCGCTCAGAAAATTATAGGCCGTTGCCACTCCGAGAACGGGCATAGGTTTTTAGCTCTCCGGAAAGTAGGTAATACTTGCCGGCGTTCGGTATTCCAAGAGCTAAAGGATGTAATCTACGAGCGCGGGCTAGAATGGCAGTGGAATATTAATAAGTCCGACCTTACCCTTACGAACCACGTAAACGGTAATGAGATAATTTGCACCGGATTAGACGAGCCGGAAAAGATCAAGTCGATTAAAGGCGTAACCGGTATGTGGCTAGAGGAGGCTACCGAGTTTAAACCGGAGGACTTAAACCAGCTTGATATCAGGATACGAGGATTTAAAAGGAATTACGTACAGTTTCTACTTAGTTTTAACCCTATCGACGAACGTAACTGGCTTAAAGAGCGATTCTTTGACCGAGACGAGCCCGGAGTAACTACGATAAAAACGACCTATAAGGATAATAGCTTTTTAACCGACGAGGATAGAGCCCGGCTAGAATCCTATAAGACTATTAACGAGCTATTTTATCAAGTATACTGCCTCGGTAACTGGGGAGTCGTAGATACTACGAATAAGTTTCTATACAATTTTAATACGGAGGTCCACGTAGGAGACTGCGCCTACAATCCGGACAAACCGCTTAAGCTATCATTCGACTTTAACCTAGAGCCATTCGCGGTTATCTGCTACCAGACTACCCGGAATGGAATAGTAGTTTTCGATAAGGTACGGCTTAATAACTCGGATATCTACCAGGTATGCGATACGATTAAGGCTAACTACCCGGAGGCGATATACGCGGTAACCGGAGACCGTACCGGCTATAACCGTACCGGGACAGTACGCGGTAAGACCTCTTATTGGGAAGTTATAAAAAAAGAGCTAAACCTATCTCCAGGGCAGATACGACTAAGGGCTAAGAATCTCGATTTAATTAAGTCTAGGATACTATGTAACTCAGCGCTTAAGTTTAAAAACATCACAATAGACCCATCGATAGTAGAGCTCGTTAACGACTGCCTTTATGCTCAGGTAGACCAGCGCGGAGAACTCCTAAAGGATAGGGTTAAAAATAAGAATGATTTTTTGGATTGTCTACGCTATGCAATAGATATCGAATACCCGGAACTAATAAAATATAAGAAATGATCGAAATACTGATTTTAAACTCCCTACTAATACGCGGGCTACAGTTCGCTTATAGCCCTTTTAACGTCCTCTATTTTATTTCTAAGGCGTATACTAACCTCGTAGCGGATAAGCCCTACCTACTACCGTTAAATAAGCCTCTATTTAATTGCGCTCCCTGTATGGCTAGTATCTACGGGCTACCGGGATTCTACTATACCGATCTAGAATGGTATTACTACCCGGTATACGTAGTCGCTTTAGCGGGAATAAATACGATAAAAACTCAATAAAAAAACTATAAAATTTTTTTATATTAAGAAAAGGCGTATATTTACATATAACAAAACGCTAAGACTATGAAACTTATAGAAACTTTAGACCGGTACACTAAATCAGTAAAAAGAGAAAAAGAGGAGGCGCTAGAAAGGCTAGTTAAAAGCCCAGCGTACGAATTATCCTGGGTATCGGAATCCTTATTTATATCTTCCTTTCAGGAGGAGTTTTTTGATAGAGTAATAAGCTGGCTTAAAATAACAGAAAACACACAGGAAGAGAACCTGCAAACAATTAAGGACGATATCGATAACCAGATAGATAGATGGTACCCGGAGAGCTCTACAAATCCTATCTCAAATGCTACTTCACTTTTTAAGTATTCAGCGCTAAAAAGGATTAAGGAAAAATTATCATACATAAGATAAAAACTAACATGAAAACATCAGAGAAGCACTCAAAACGAACTAGAAGAACAGCAGTAAGAAAAGCTGACCGATACCGGCGCGAAGCTGCATTTTTTAAGCAACGTAACGCGACCCTTATAGGAGACTTAAGGAGGACTAACGATAGATACGTTAGCGATATCACCGAAGCTGATAGGCTACTTTCTAAGACCTCCGAGGAGCTAGCTAGCGAGATAGTTACTTTACGTAACCTAGTCTTATGGGTAAAATCGCAATGGCTTTGCCGGGTAGTAATCTGGGCTCTAGGTAGAAAGGATTACTTTGAGATTAAAACGCAACTACTGAAGCATTAAAGAAAAGGAAATGAGAGAGGTATTATTTAGAGGCAGAGACGCTAAAGGGAATTGGGTTAACGGCTCACTCCTACAATCTGAGGTTAACGTACACGGTATCGCCGTATGTACGATAGTAGAAAGGTTTGCTAATTCTAACGATATTAGAAGGATTGAGGTCGACCCTGAGACGGTAGGCCAATACACCGGACTCAAAGACAAGAATGGGAAGGATATTTATGAGGGGGATGTGATAAAGGCTTTTATCCCTTATGTATTAGATATGCTTGATGATATTAACGAAGGAGGAGACAGCACTTTTGAAAGCGAAGTGATATGGGACAACGGAGAATACAGGCTTGAAGATTTTAGTCCTCTTTATGTTCATTGCTCAAACGACGAAGCAGAAATAACCTGCGAAATAACAGGCAACATTCATGACACCAAAAGATAAATGAGATGAATTGGAAGATTAAAATTACATGGACATTTTCACAAGTCGTAAAACATAGATTGGCCGTTCAATCAATGGGGTTAAAGCCTATGGGTGTATTTCTATGGTTAGGATCAGGAAATACCATTGATAGGGTTGTTGGCTATCATTTCAAAAGAGGTTGGATTGCAGATTATTGTTATCAAACACGCAATCATTGGATGAAGGATTTGTATTTCTCCTTATTTAAAGTAAAGGACGGATTTGTAAGGATAACTAGATGGATATGACCGCACAAGACAAACTAAAAGCCCTCTGTTCCCAGATGGGATGGAGTGAGAGCGAAGCGAAGGAAAGGTTCTTTGCTCATCATATAAAACAAACAGTACTTGGAGGCACAGGTTATGGAGGTATACAGACTTTAAATAAAAGTTGGAATTGGGGGCATCCTGACTTTTACCTCATTCTCACCTCCCTCAAAGATATTACTGATGAGGATGCAATTGCTTTAATGAAAGCCGACGATGGTTATTATGGCGACGATAAGGCTAAATGGTATATTGAAAATAAGCTATTTCAAAGATTTGGAGTAGTTAAATACGAAGAAGGAATGTTAAGCAGTCCTGCTGCGGATACAGCTAGAGGACTGGGCTACCTCGTTCCTTGGATGGGCCTATCAGCAGATGATTTAATTCAGTTAGGATGGGTGAAAAGCGACCAGTTAGGCTGTCAGTTTTGTGGGACAGAAGATGGTAAGCATGGATGGACAGAAGATGGTGAAGTATGCCCATTAGACAGAACAGCCTAACTGAAAAAGTTGGACTAAAACGAAATGAAAAGATGAAACATTACAACAAGTACGAAAGAATAATTGCTGTATCCGAGAGATCAGCAGGGAATGAATCTGTTGGTGACATGTGGGTTGAAACAAAGTCGTTTGACAAAAATACACCTGTATCTGAAATTATAGAATGGGGGAAGTCAACAGGTGGAAGACTCATTATATCAATTGATGAATCAACAGTTGACCCAGACTTTTAACCCTAAAAACCAATGACAGCAGAGGAAAAGGAATACACTAAAACAGAGCTTGACGCAATGAAGTTTCTTAATGAAACCGATACGATGCAATTTGAAGAATGGGAACTTCTCTCAATGTTCGCCGAACACCAGAACAAAGAACAATCAACATTAGGCCAGATTGAAAGGCTTGAGTGTAAATTAATGGGAATGATTGAGGCTGGCAATTTGATTAAAGAATTTGAAAACTCAGTAGTTGACCATTACCAAAGAGAAGTTGATATTTTGATAAATAGAATTGAAACCCTTAAAAAATCATGAAAATAAAAGAATTATTAGAAGATGCTTTTGATGCAGGTAAAATGAGAAAAGCATGGGAATCAGGCGAAATGCCAAACGGCTCAAGCCCCTGGGAAACATTTGATGAGTGGTACAAATCTAAATCTGTCATTATATCGGACCAGAACAAAGAACTTGTGGATTATAGGTGGAGAGAGGCATCAGAAAAACCACCCCATGCGGTACAAATTCTAGTTCAGCATCTAACTTCAAACGGATTGGATTTTGCAATTGGAGTATATCACGAAGATGATGGTAAATACTACTATTTTCACAAGCATTGGGAAGAGTCTATTGAAGTTACGCATTGGAAATATATCCAAAACCCTGAAAAATTATGAATAGTGAAGATGCAATAAACTATTTCTTAGAAAGGAAGCATAGTGATTTAAGATTAAGGAGGCTTCAAAAAGAGCACCCAAGGTTACTTTACAAGAAAATGTATCCTTATGGATTTATAGCCACTCATTACGTAGCGGATTTTGTAATATTTGACCTTATGCAACCATGAAAAACTCACCCCGACAGGATTGCCTTCAATATTGGAGGAATGGTTCTCATTACGTAAAAAAAGGGAACTATTGTAAGGTTAAGTATTCTGGAAACAAGAGTTATATTCCAATTACTATTAATGACTTTAATCAGTTTAGAGATGGAAGTAAAGGCTAAATATTTACGGACAATATTAGTTGATAAGTGGTTTGATGCGGAGTTATATTCTAACCTTAGTCACCAAAAAACAGTAATCAAAGGGGGGTATTACATTATAAAAAGTAGAGCTTCAGGAAATATAATAACCGTTTTAATAAGATGTCCAAGATGTGGAGTATTGGGAATGCTGAGGAGGCATGAAATAAAAGAGGTAACAAAGAATACAATAACAATCAAACCTAGTTTAAACTATGAAAAGACGTGTGAATGTAAGTGGCATCATTATTTAAGGAATGGGGTCTTTACTAATGTATAACCAAAATTATGATAAAATGATACTAACCAAATACCACCTCGGAGCAAAAGTAGAGAAGCCTAAGAAGGAGGATTACTTGATTTCTGAACCCGTATTGGATTCATTTATCCCCGGGCAAAACAGAAGACAATCTTTTGACCAAAAAGCCTACCAACAAGCCCTTGACTTCTGCGAATTTGTTAACAATGAAGTAGAGCTGGAGTGGATTAGCTTTGAAGAGAGGGAGCCGGAGGAAGGGCAAAGCATTGTGTTGGGGTTTGAATACATGGGATGTAAAATATCTACCGTTAGGTTTATGTCTACTCAAAGACCAGAGTATTGGTATGATAAAGAGTCCCACGATGCTAGAGTCAAAGAATGGAACAAATACCAGGAAAGGTATCCGGGCTACGAAATAATCGAGGACGAATTAGCCATAACCTTTAAGAAAGGCGATATAGAAGTAACCTTTACCGAAGGAACAGTACAGATATTAATAGGCGATAAGTGGTGTTCTACTTCCGAATCAATCACCTGTCAACTATTTGAACAACTATTTGAAATGATAACTAATGGAAAATAATAAAGACGATAGCGGAGACTTAATACTAGGTATTATATTCTTTATTCTACTTTTAGTAGTAATTTTAGTAATAGCTATATCGATGGAGATATGATCGGAGACTACATAGAAAGAGCAGATAGGGAATTTATAAGATACTCTCGATTGAGCCGAACCTAAAGATCAAATATAATTGGAACAGAGAGAACTATTATTGAATCATGATTATAAAAGAACTTGAATTCCCGGTAATA